AGCTGCTTCACTTTCGTAATCTTGGTTATCCCAAAATATATCCTCGTTACTTGGATCGTAAAACTCCTCGTGTTCTTCTGTAGGGTCTTTATAAAATAAAATCATATTCTAGCTATTTGAGTTATTATATAAATTAAAACTAAATAAGCAAATGTAAGCTGTGGTCTTTTGTTCTGTAAAAAGAATTTAATAAATGTTTTCATAGTTTGTGTTTTTAATTATGGTGTAAAACTACAACTATATTTTAAACTACAAAAAACTTTAACATTTTTTTAAGAAAACTTTAACATTTGAATAGCTACTTGATACATAGCTTTCATCTTCTTAATCTCACCTACAGTTCTAGGTAAGTTAATCTGTACTTCTTCTCCAGTGCTGTGGTGTATGTAGCATTGTATTACTGCTATTATTTCTCCGTAAGTCATTAGTAAACGTAATAGTTACCTTTGTGCTTATTCTCTAACTGATAGCTAACAGCATATCTTAAAGCATCTAGTAAGTGATTGTGATTATCTATAGGAGTATTAGATTTCTTTTCTAACCAAACATAGTTATTTAATTCTTTAATTAAGTTAACTGATTCAGCTGTTATTATTAAATCATAATCTTGCAGTAAACTAATTCCATAAGTAACAGAACCTGGTCCTTTAATTGCAGGAGTAATGTTTAAACCTGATTGTGCTAACTCAGTTATTAATCTTGGTTCTGCACTATCTGCTATTATAAGTCCATCGTTAACGTATTGCTTATTTAAATTGAATATCTGCGATGTTGTAAGGTTAGGTAAGTAAAAGCATTCATTAATATAAATTCGTTTGTTAGAAACATCTATATTGCATTCTATTAAGGTTGTTGGATCATTACTGAAACCAAAATCTTGTCCGTAGATAGTTGTACCTATATGTTCGTACTTACCGATACTCCAATTATTAAAGATAACACCATCTGCTTTTTGTAACCATCCACCCTCTATTTGATGTTTAAACTTTTCAGGTCTGCGTTTCTTTATATCTTCTATTTGAGTTATAAAAGATTCAGAAAGATTATCTAAGTTATCTAAATAAGTTGTATGGATGTAAGTAGTATCTTGTTTAGTTGTATTACTACCCTCTTGTATTCCTTTACTTTCAAAGAAGCGTTTATATATCCAATGCTCTTTAGTTGTAGGGTTAAGTATTAAAATAACTCTATTTTGTTTATCTTTACTTCTAATAGACAAATCTATTTTATCGAAAGTATCTTCATCTACTAGTTCTTCTGCTTCATCTAATACCCAAGTAGTAACACCTTGTAAAGATTTAAGGTTAGCTGTTTGATCTCCACTACTTGTTTTAATTCCTTTAAATAATATCTTGCTACCAGTTCTTAGATTTACTATTTCTTCTTTTGTTATATGGAAGTCATTGTGTAAACCTAGCGTTTCTATTTTATCAATAAATTCTGGTATGATAGAAATATAAGCAGATGTTAAAGTATATCTTGTAAATAGTATTGTGTGACCTGCTTCGTATGTAAGCATAGTTAGTAGTAGATTCACTGAATAAGATTTACCAGATCCTCTACCACCTGTTACTACAAAGTATCTACTATCGGCTTCACCAATTACTCGATACTTATTATTTATTTGAATCATTAAATGTGAATAGATTTCTAAAGTCAATATTAAAACCCTCACTAGAATTAATATCAATACTTTGGTTTGGTTTTCCTAAATAGTACTCCAGGAATAATTGAGCTGCTTTTATATCTTGCTTAGTTACTGCTTTAGAGTGTACCATTTTAATAACTGATATTACATCTTCTACGGTTGCAGCTTGTTCTAATGCACTTCTATATTCGTTCTTTCTTTTATCTATACCACTTTTACTTTTTGTAGAGTGTCCTTTATTTCCGTTTTGTGTTCTTTTATCCATAATAGAATCTATATATTAGATTTTTATTTAAAAATAATATAAATAGCTAATTGTTAAATCTATTTGCAAGTATCTTTCTATAAATATCGTTTACAGATTCTTTATTACATCCTCTATTGTAGTAGAAGTTCATTACTCTTTTTATTCTTTGTAAATCTGATTGCTTTTGTTTTTCTTTTGCTGTCATAACTTATTTTTTTTATCAACTTTTTTTGTAATTTTCCAATACATACTACAATTAAGAGCATCTTCTTCTCTATTAGGTATTAAGTAAGATTGTCTATAGTTATCAGGTGTTGCTTTAAACCTGTAACAAGTTTCTTTTGATTTACAAAGTGTATCTCTACACATAGCTATATCTGCCATATTAAATAGTATTATATATTATTAAACCTATTATTGATGCTACTGCTATCCAAGCACTAATCTCTATTAGTATTCTTTCTTGTTTTGTATTCATATCTTACTTTTTTAATAGTTTTTTAAAATGTTGTATAAACTCATATTTTGTAAATGGTTTAGCTTCTTTATCAAAAGTCCACATACTAAATATTTTTTCTTTTGATTTTTCTTTATAAATCATTTTATAAGAAGTAATATCCTCTTCTCTAAGATTTGGCTGTAATATTGTAGCTTTTTTAATTTTAATATCAATTATTTTCATATCTTAATCTTCTTTTAGTTCATCAGCTAATTCTAAAACAGCTCTTTTAAATTGTTGTTCGTTAAAGGTTGCTTGTATTAATAAACCTTTAAATAGTTGTAGGTATTCGTCAAGCGTTACATCGTCGTATTCTGTTTCAACTATGTACTTGTATCCGTAGTTTTCTAATTGTAGTTTCATATCTTAAACTATTTTGTGTCCATTAATATTATATCCTTTCTTTACTGCTATTGATATTACAGGTAGTTTAACTTTTAAAAAGGTAGCTGCTTCTTTATAGGTAGTAAAGGTATAGAATTCTTTTTCTGGTGATAGTATTGTAATTGTTTTTCTTTTCTTAGTTTTTATCTTACCATCGTAGTTATTATCTATTATAGTTTGTAAGCAAGTAAAGTCATCTTTTTCCCATTGGTTATATTGTTTATCCCAAAGGTAGCACTTAGGTTGTTTGTATAGTATATCTATTATTTCGTAAATATTATAGTTATTCATATCTTAGTTTTTTATAAATGAAAATATATGTTCTATTATTGGTAAAGTCCAGCCATCACCTAATAAGCTACCTGCTTTTGCAGTTGTAAGTATATCACAATAATTATCAGGAAAACCTTGTAATCTACACATTTCTATTTTATTTGGTATTCTTATAAAGTCTTTCTCATAAATCAAAATCATACCAAATTTCTCTCTATTAACTAAAAAGTTCTGAGCTTTTTCTGAAAATTTATCTTTATATGTAAAAGATTGTCTTTCTAATAATGCTTTTGACTTATTTCTATTAACATTCCCACTTGTAATAATATCTTTAAACATTATCCCTTTATCTTTTGGCTGTGGTATATCAGTAATAATATCTTCAAACATTAAATCTTCTTTAGTTCTTATATTACTCCAATAATATCTATCTCTTAATTGAGCAGTAACTAACGAACTATTAATTCTAACAGGATAAACACCTAATGCTCTACTCATAACTCCTATATCTTCTTTTCTTGCACTACCTACATTCTCTTGCAAAAATAACACTTTAGGGTTTAATTCTTTTATGTGGTTTAATATATCTACAAATGTAAAGAATAAACTTGACTTCTTACCATTAATTCCTGCTCTTTTACCAGCAGCACTTAAATCTTGGCAAGGTGAACCTGATAAAACCAAATCAATACTTTTCCAATCTATATCCCATTCTTTCCATTTAGTAACATCTCCTACTTGAATAGTATCAGGAAAATGATGTTGAGTTAATTCTATTGCATAAGGTTTAATTTCACTTGAATAGTATTTATTTACTTTAATACCGACATTCTCTAAAGCTTGTCTGCCTGTATTCATTCCATTAAATAAGCTTAGTACATTCATAACCTACTTCTTTTTTAAATTCAGTTAATAAATCTTTTATATCAATAATAACAAGGTCGCTATCTTTTAATAACCAGTATGCAAATTCTACAGCGTATTCATCAGGTGTAATATATTTACTTATCTTTTCACCTGCTAGTAATTGTATTGCTGCACTATACTTTTCTCTTAAATCTTTATCGTAATCTTTAATATCATTAAATACATTTATTCCGTGTAATACTGTAGCGTGGTTTTTATCTAGTGTATCACCTATCTCTTGTAATGAATAACCTCTATCTCTTAATAGTTTATAGTATATCATTCTAGCTTCTATAAATTCATACTTTCTTGTTTTAGTTGTTATATCTACTCCTGTTACTTTTTGTATTGTATTTAATATCTTAGTTTTTATTTCTTCTTTAATCATTTCTTAAATTTTAATCTTATTTTACTTCCTAATTGTTTTGCAAATACAGTTAAAGTTATAAAAGAAACCATTTCAACAGCTCGATAAATACCAGCACAAACTTCGTAATCTTCTACAGCTTCATATTCTGTAATAATATTTCTTAGTTCATCTATTGTAGATCCATTCTCAAGTTCATACAAAGCTATTTTAAAGTGTTCTTCTATTCTTTCTTTATCCATTATAATATTCCTCTTAATACATATTGGTCTAAATCTACACCATCAGTTTGAAAGAAGTGTTTATAGTTGCTTACACCTTGTTTAAATTTTTCTTCTCCTTTAGCGTAAAATTCATCACTACATTCAAATATAGCTATATCTAAACTACCTTTATCTATTGCAATAAATACAAAGTTATCTACACCAAACATTTCTCTATAAAGCCAAGCTTGTAAATCGTAACTATATTTATCAGCTGAGTATCTAAAATCTTTTATTCCTGTAGTAGTTTTTAAATCTATAATAGTATTGCCTTTTAGTATATCTGCTTTTGCTCTTACTGGTATTCCATCTATCATAGCTATTTGTGGTACTTCAAATTCTGCTTTTATTAAGTATTCTTTTACTGCTTCATTTCTTAGTAAAGCATCTGTTAATCTTTCTGCAGCTTTTAGTTCTGTATTGGTGTAAACTTCTTTACCAGTTTCTTTAGCTAACTTATATTCTTTACTTGCTTTCGTTGCAGCTTCTACGAATATCATATCATCTAATTTATTTGGCTCTAATACCATTGTGTGAAATAGTTTACCATCTCTTAAAGCTTGTGTTTCACCTGATCCGTATTTTGTTGTAAAATAATAAGTTTTAGGTGAAGATAATAAAGTTTTAATACTTGAACTACTTAAAGCGTTTTGACCTAAGTAACCATAGTAAAAACTATCATCATACATATTATCCAATATTTCTTCTTTATCCCAGTGTTTACCATCAAATGTAGTTATCATATTATCTTATTTTAATGTTATTTAATAATCTTTCTGTTTCATCCATTTGCAAAGCGATTCTAATTTCTTGGGCATACATATCACTCAAGTCAAATTCTTTGCTTAAAGCAGCTATAACATCTGTTAAATTAGCTACCAAGTAAACATCTTCTCTAGCTTCAGATAAAGCTAATAATTTTTCTAGTTTTAAAATAATTTCTTGTTTGTTCATAGTGTTTGTTTTTAAATTATAAGCAAATATAAAACTTATGTTTGAATAAAAAAACTTTTTAACAAATATTTAACAAAAAAAAGGAAGCGTTTAGCTTCCCTTAATTATTTAATTGATTCAATCCATTCAGCTTGTAATCTTTCGTAGTGGTCTATTTCTCTTTCTAGGTAATCTAAAGCTTTTCTTAGATCCTGGAGTTCGTTATCTTTCTTACCAGCTCTTGCTAGATATTTAATTATATTACCTCTATTGAAGTTTAGGTTATAATCTTTGATAAAATCTATTACATCATAACCTTTGTTATTTTCGTAATGTAACTGTGTTGCTCTTGTATCTACTGTTGCCATTATTCTATTTTTAAAAATTCAGATTCAGCGTATTCTAAAAACCATTCTTTGTTAGTTTCGTACTTTTCTATAATAGCTTCTAACATTACTAATTCATCAATAGTTTTAGTTGCTAGTTTGTGTACTAAACTTTCTATTTTTCTTTCTATGTTTAAAAGCATTTCAGGTTCTGATTTATGCATCTTAACATATTCTTCACTTACAATATGCTCCAAGTCCTTGTTTAAACTATTAATTCTATTTTTTAAACTTTGCCTGTATTGTGTAGTTGTTTTTAAATTATCGTTAGCTTCTAATAGTAGTTGACCTAAGATAATTGACTTTAAATATTCTAGTTGTATTATATTCATATTTCTTTTAAAATGTTTTCAGGTTGTATTTTTAAATAAGTTACTTCTTTAGATACTTTGTAGCGTAAACTAAAATGAGTAGAAGCTGGGTTTTTGTGGTTAGTTTCCCAATCAGGGTTTATCTTTAATAAATTCCAAAAGTAAACACCTCTTGGGGTAGAATTAATATAAACTGGTATATCTAAATGTTTTTCACATTCTAATACCATAGCATCATACTTCTTCTTTTCTAAAAGCATATTATCATAGTGAGCTGTTCTACACTTCAATTCTATTCTGTGTTTGAATTGTGGCGAGTAGCAATCCCATCGACTCATTTGGTTTTTAGATTTAACCAAGTCCTTATAAATATTCTCTTTTAAAAAAAGAAATAGATCTTGTTCTTTCCAGTTATGCATCTTGTTGAGTTTCGTAAACTTTTCTTAAGTCGTTTAGTGTATCCCTCCAGCAACTAGCACAGTTACTATCTTGTATTACTTCATTAAATACAGCTTTATAAATATCTTTAATTCTCCATTGTTCTTTTGGGGTTAAAGTTTCTTTTTTAAACTGAAAGTAAGGTAGTAAGAAATCTATATCTTCTTGCCCTAAACAGTTTGGTTTTCTGTAGCTCCAAAGCTTATTTAAAACTTCTTTTCTTGCATCACATCCACAGTTTTCACCTAAAACTGATTTAACAACTTTTGCAATTCCTGTAGATTCTAAAACATTTTCTACGGTATCACCTAAACCCTGTGCTTTTTTCTTTCTTGCCATAATTAAATTTTTATTAGTTTATATTTATTATTATTGTTTTTTATAAAATGCCTTACACTAGAATATGGATAATTAAATGCTTCGCAAGCTTCTTTTATTGTGTCAAAATAAATACCAGTATCTAAATGTAATACTTCTTTTGCAAAAGGATTTTTACTTCCATTTTGATTTCTAACACCTATAGAACAATTATAAATTTTTTGTAATTCATACTCTTTATTAATTGCTTCTCTTAAATCATTTGTAATATATAAAACATTTACATTATTATTATCAATACAAAAACCACTTTTACTTGAGTGCTTATATAATCTTTTTTGTAAATTAGTAGTAACTCCAATATAGTTTTCTAATAATAAATGATATACTATGTATTGTTTATCTTTTATACTGTATAATTTACCCATAATTTATAGTTTTAAGTTATCGTAATCTTCTTTTAATAGTTCTTTTAATTTTTCTTTATGCTTTTTTAGTGAGTGGAATATACTTACAAAACTTATTCCTGTTTCTTTTGCTAGTCCTCTAATACTTATG